AGCGCCGACACTCTCAAAGTGAAAAACGCCAATAAATCCACAATAGGATTTTTAAATAAGTCAAACATGGAGACTATAAACCCAAGGTTTAGGAGGTGGCATTTATGCCAAAATACAAACAGCCAGCAGGCTCTACTCCAGAGTCAGTGGAACAAGCCTGGCGAGAAGAAGGCGAGATAGGAGCGGTCAGAGCTTCAATCATCAAGTATGCAAAGGTTTTGGATATGACGGATTCCGGCAGAGATATGAAGCCGCTGGTATCTGGAATGTTCGAGGCCATTGACAGGCTGAAATCATTGGAGGCTCAGACATCCAACAGGGCAAAGATCACGCCACTCGCTGATATTTTGAGTAAGGCATCAAGTGAATAGAGTTGGAAATCAGAATCCAACCTTCAGGCATGTTTCAAAGTATAACAGAACAGAGGGAGAATATGCTTCTGAATTATCTGCTCATTATGCGCTGACTCCGCATCCATGGCAGAAATTGGTGCTTGATGATTGGTTGGCGGTTGATGATTCCGGAAAACTCATTCACTCATTCTGCATTTTGGAAGTTCCGAGGCAGAATGGAAAGACAGGTGTCTCGGATCCACGGGAAACATGGGGTCTTGTAAAGCGAGCAGAACAGATTCTTCATACGGCTCAGGAATTTCAGACAGCAAAGAAGGCATTTGACAGGCTCAGGAAGAAATTTGGCACAAGAAAAAATGACCCGTATGCCGAATACCCTGAATTGAACGCTCTTGTTGACCATTACACTGTCAGCGCAGGCCAGATGGTGCTTGATTTAACAAATGGCGGTCATATTGAGTTCAGAACCCGTGGAAACAATTCTGACATGGGTCGTGGTGGTACATTCGACCTTGTTGTGATTGATGAGGCGCAGGCTTATACAGAAGAGCAAGATGCTTCGTTATCTCCTCTTAACTCAGCCGCACCGAGCGGATCACCTCAAACAATATTGATGGGCACACCTCCCAGCGGACAGGCTGGAAAAGGTGTTGTGTTCACAAGAGCCATTGAAGGCATCAAGGAAAATCCGAATAAGGGCGATTGTTTGCACCTGTGGCACTCTGAAGAGGTCGGTGACGTTCTGAATCGTGATAGATGGTATCAAGCAAATCCTTCGCTCGGTTTTCAGCTCTTGGAAGAGGCTCTTGAGAAGGATGCAACCAAAATGGCTCCGGATGTTTTCGCAAGAGAACACCTTGGATTCCTTGCAAAGAAGCATGAGCTTATAAATTACGCATTGGATTCAAAAAAATGGGCCGCTTGCATCTCAGACGACCTGAAGCCCGAAGGCAAGACCGCATACGGCGTGAAGTTCTCGGCAGATGGTTCGCTTGTCTCGCTCAGTGGGGCCGTGATTGATTCCACGGGCATGATACGAATATCGTTGATAGACCAAAAGCCAACAGGACAAGGGATGCAGTGGTTGGCGAACTGGTTGAATGATAGATACAAGAAGGCATCCTGCGTGGTGATTGATGGCAGGAATGGTGTTGACGTTCTGATTGACAAAATCAGTGATACCTGGAAGGCAAAAGGTTCCGTCATTAAGCCAGGAATGAAGGATGTTGTGGCGGCGGTCGGCATGCTGACTGATGCTGTGAATGAAAAGCAGCTTACATGGTATAGCAAGCAGGAGCTATTGAATGACAGTGCCATTACAAGCACGAAGCGACCTATTGGTGGCGGCTGGGGCTTTGGTGGCGAGAATAGCACGCCGATTGAGGCATGTTCGCTTGCTCTTTGGGGCGCAAAAGTGAGCAAGAGGGATCCCAACAAACAGATGAGGATTGGTTAAATGGAAGTAAGGATTGATGTGAACAACATAGTTGGCCTTGAGCAGTATGAAAAGATGCGCTTTGACAACCTGTTGAAGCGTTTCAACCATCACAAGAGTGGCAACAGCATGAAGAACAGATATTACGAGGGGAAAATCTCTCTCGGTGAAGTCAATCTTGGTATTGCGCTGCCACAGGGAATGCAGGGCCTTGAGATTGGCTGTGCTTGGGGTGCAAAGACGGTTGATGTGCTGGCGGCTCGGTCTATGTTTGATGGCTTCGTTGGCGTGAATGGTGAAGATGTCGAGACTCTTGACAGGCTCGCCGCTGATAACAACCTCGTTGCGGAATACATGAAGGCGTGCAGGGATGAGTTGAAATACGGCTGCACCTTCGCAACGCTCTCCGCTGATCCGGTCATCGGTTGCAAGATTCGTTTTCACTCTCCACAGACGGCAGCGGCTGAGTGGAATGGTGAAAAAGGCCGCATTGACTGTGGTTTTGCCATCATTGATACGGTTCCTGATAATGATGACAATAATTGGAAGCCGTCATTGATTTATTACTATACGGATGATGCTGTGTACGTCCTTGAGCGGCGTGATACATCTGCAATCTGGGATTCAATCAAGTATCCGCACAAGATGGGCAGACCACTCATGGAGGCTCTGATCTGGAACGCTACATCCGACAAGCCATTTGGACGTTCAAGAATCAAGGAACCCGTCAGAAGGCTCATTCAGGGCTATGTTCGGACGGTGGCAAATGCTTCGATTGGCCTTGAGTTCTCCACCGCACCGCAGAAATACTTGCTTGGCGTGACAGATGACCAATACGATGCAGTGATTGACAATAAATTCAAGCAATATGTTGGCAGTATCATCGCCGCAACCACAAATCCCGAGACGGGTGAGAAACCGACCTTCGGACAGCTCGCACAGGGCGGTATTGCACCGCACGTTGAGATGCTTCGGATGCTGGCAACGCAGTTTTCCGCTGCCACAGGCTTATCTGTGACAGACACAGGCGTGGTGAACGACGCAAATCCGACCAGCTCTGATGCTATCCTTGCACAAAGTCAGACCCTCATTGGTATGGCAGAGCAGTTGAATGTCGGAAATGGTAATTCCCTGCGTTCTATCGCATTGATGGCACAGGCGATCAGCAACAATATCTCCCTCGATGAGCTTACAGACGATCAACGAGACGTTGTGGCTCATTTCAAGAATCCTGCAATGCCGACTGTGGCAATGACAGCGGATGCAGCCATCAAGATTGCAAGCGTTCGCCCTGGATTTGCTCAGACGGATGTTTTTGCTGAGATGATCGGATTTGACAAGGCAGATATTCGCAGGATAAAGAACCAGGAACGCATGGCACAAGGTTTGGAGCTCGTGACAGAGCTGGGTGAGACTTAATGTATATATCCACGAAGGATTGGAAATCATATATCAACAAACTTCGGAAGCTGAATGATGATGCGGCAAAGCTTATCATTGCTTATGTCCAAAAAAACGGATTTTCAAACACAGATGCCTTGATTCGATACTGCTATGCGGTTGTGGAGAAGTACGGAACAGGTTCTGCCGCACTCGCCGCCGCCATGTACGATGCCACGGCCTTGATGCAGGGTGCTGTGGTGCCATCTGCTGAGTTGGCAGCGGTCGCCGGCTATGGTGATGTGGCAAAGACGGTCAATGGAGTGCTTAAAACGTCCAGCAACGTGGATGAACTCGCAGGAGCCGTTACAAGATGGGTCAAGAAGGCAGGATGCGATACGACATTGCAAAATGCGGTTCGTGATAGTCATTCAAATGACCTATACAGTACAGGCCGCAAGAAATATGGCAAAAAGAAGAACACGGGTGCTCAGTTCGCATGGGTGCCTATGGGTGATACTTGCGCTTTTTGCTTGGCATTAGCGGCGAACGGGTGGCAATACCAAACATCTGGAGCGGCAGCGGAACACGCAGAGCACATTCATTCAAATTGTGATTGCACGTATGCGGTCAGATTCAACGAGAACAGCGGCATTGAAGGGTATGATCCTGATGCGATAACGGAACAGATCAATGCGGATCTGAAAGAGCAGGGCATGGTTGCCGATGTGGATGACTATTATCACGGCGCATTCAATTCTGATGTCCTGAACGCCATCCGCAGACAGAATTACGCTGAAAACAAGGAAGAAATCAACGAACAGAAACGCTCTGCCTATGAAAAACGGCAGGAATTGAACAGCTCAAAGGCTGAAGAGAGTGAGGCATGATGGAAAGATATGTTATACACGCCTGTCCTGACCGGATGTGGTACGTGGAAGGTTTTCTCTTGCCATCTCTCTTGGAACAGGGCATTTGCCGTGATGACATCCTCATTTGGAACGATGAAGAACACAAGGGCAACCTGTGGGCGGCAATGGAGTGTTTTGAATACTGCGGACAGCATGACGGCGGTTGTTGGCATCTTCAGGATGATGTAATCGTGGCAAGTGATTTCGCCATCCGCACAAAGGAAGCAGACAAATACATCATGTGTGGCTTTTGTCATGTTGGTTTCGAGAAGCACGATGGCAGGAGCGTTGACCAGATAGGCATGGTGGAATCAAGGTACATGTGGAGCTCATTCCCTTGCATATACATCCCGAATTGGATTGCAAAGGATTTCGCAAGCTGGTTCTATCGCAAAGCCATGTACAGACAGGAATACATCATGTTCCTGCATGAAAAGAAGCATGATGATGGATTCTGGCGAGACTACATCAACGAATGCCATCCATACGACAAGGTCATAAATGTGGCACCGTCACTGATCGACCATGTGGATTGGCTCCTTGGCGGCTCGCTTATCAATACCATGCGTGGTACAAATTGCAGGTCATATCATTGGGAGGAAGAAGAGCTCATATCAAAGCTCAAGCAAAACCTTCGTCAAAAGGGATTCGGTAATCGGATCCTTTTTTAATACATAAAAATGGCAACTCGTGCCAATGAAACGAGGGAAAACGCACTCATGGAGGACAACAAATGGAAACTGTGAATCAGGGTAACTCAGCAACCAACGCAACAGAGCAGGAGGCAAAGACATTCACGCAGGATGAGCTGAATGCCATCGTCAATGACCGCCTTGGCAGAGAAAAGGCCAAATACAGTGATTATGAGGCCATGAAGGAAAAGGCTGCCAAATATGATGAGCTCGAAGAAGCAAAGAAGAGTGAATTGCAGAAGGCGAATGAAACGGTCACAGCTCTGAAGGATGAGCTCAATGCGATCAAGAAGCAGAATGAGATCCGAGACATCCGGACGGAGGTTGCAAAAAACATGAACATTCCTGCCGAATTGCTGACAGCGGACACGAAAGAGGCATGTGAAGCACAGGCACAGGCCATCCAGGCATTTGCCAGCACACAAGCAGGTTATCCGCAGTTGAAAGACGGTGGGGAGGTTCAAAAGTTATCAGATGGATCCACTCGGCAACAGTTCGCCGATTGGCTTAATTCAAATTTCTAGGAGGAAAAGAAAATGTCAGGAATCCCTACAAACAGAACAAACATTGGCTTACCCAACAGCGTATCCAGCGAGATTCTCGCTAAGACTCAGGAGCAGTCCGCAGTAATGCAGCTTGCTCGTCAGATCACTCTGCCTGGTAATGGCGCACAGATCCCCGTTATCACTTCGGATCCCGAAGCTGCATGGGTATCTGAGACAGGTGTTAAACCCGTTTCTAACCCTGGAATTGATAAGAAGGTTATGCAGGCTCACAAGCTGGCAGTTCTCGTTCCGTTCTCCAATGAGTTCAGACGTGACGCAGCAGCTCTGTATGATGCACTGATCGAGAGACTTCCCCTTGCACTTGCAAAGAAGTTCGATGAGACCGTATTTTTCGGCCCTGCATCCGGTTCCCTTGCTAACTTCGACAATCTGAACAGCGCAACCGCTCAGAGCCTTCAGAGCTCCGTTTACGGTGGTTTCGTTGCAGCTGACACCGACATCGCAACTCAGGGCGGTATCATGAACGGTATCATCCTTGCACCGCAGGGCAAGGGCGTCGTTCTTGGTGCTCTTGATGGTCAGAACAGACCTATCTTCAACGATGTTGCATCTGACGGCGTACCTCGTATCCTTGGCGCACAGACCCTCGTTGAGGCAGCTGCATACAAGGCTGGTACCTCCGGCACCTCCGGCACTCCTGATGTGATTGGTTTCGCAGGTGATTGGACGAAGGCACTCTACGGCGTTGTTGAGGGCATCAAGATTGATTATTCTTCTGATGCAACTCTCGTGGCTGGATCCGGAACCGGAACCTACACGATTAACCTGTTCCAGCAGAACATGTTCGCTGTTCGTGCAGAGATCGAGGTTGGCTTTGTGGCACAGGCAGCTTTCTTCAACAAGCTGACCAGAACCCACAGCGCATAATATGGTTCTTTTTATCAATAAGATCACAGGCACCGAGATGCTGGTGGCGAACGATCGTGTTGAGGAATACAAGGCGGCTGGTCATAGGCTGGCCGCTGACCTCGGCACGAAACCCAGCAAGGAAGAGCCGAAGCAGGAGAAGGTTGAAGCCGCTCCTGTCGTAAAGAAAACCGCAGTCAGAAAGAAGAAATGAGGTTGCAACATGGCAGCATACGCACTTGTCACTGACATAGAAGCAAGGCTCGGCAGAACCTTTGATACAACCGAAACGGCAATCTGTACATCATTACTTGACGAGGCAGGAGCGATCATTGACGCATACAACGCCAACGCCACCGCCGATGCAAAGAAAACCGTTTCCATCCGTGTGGTATCCCGTGCCATTGGTACGTCTGATGTGGATGTTCCGATTGGTGCCACACAGGGATCTATGTCCGCTCTTGGGTATTCTCAGAGTTGGTCACAGGGAAATGGTGCAAGCACGGGTGAAGTGTACCTTGGAAGGGCCGAAAAGAAGCTTCTTGGCGTTGGTGACAATATCGGGTCATACTCGCCCACGCAGGAATTGGTTCCCCAGCCTGTCATTCCGGAGGTGTTTGGATGAAAACCATTGATGTGATTCTGTACACCTTGCAGGATACGGGATACAAGGACAAAACCAACAGACCTATCATGACGGAAACGCCTGTGACGGTCAGTGGTTGCTTGTATGCTCCTGTCTCGTCTGATGATGTGGTGAATACCCTTAATCTGACGGGCAAAAAGGCCGTATATCAGCTCGCAATCCCGAAGGGTGATGAAAATGATTGGGAGAACGCAAAGGTCGAGTTTCTGGGCGAAAAATGGCGCACAATAGGCATCCCTGAAGAGGGGATTGAAGCCAATATTCCGCTTAAGTGGAACCGAAAGATCAAGGTGGAACGCTATGAGTAATAAGGTCGAGATCGTCTTGAACAGTGCTGGCATCCGTGAACTGCTCAAATCCGCTGAGATTGAAGCAGTGTGCAAGGAACAGGCTGAAGCTGTTGCCGGCAGAGCAGGAGATGGATACACGGTTGATACGTATGTTGGTAAAACCCGTGTAAATGCCATGGTAACAGCTGACACCTATGCGGCAAGGCGTGACAATCTCAAAAACAACACCCTTCTGAAGGCTCTTGGAGGTTAAAAATGGCGATAGAATATGCAATTCTGAAATATCTGAACGACCATCTGAATGGCATCCAGGCATACATGGAAGAACCTGATGAGCTCGAGGACGAGTATGTCATCATTCAAAAGACAGGCTCATCACGGGAAAATTACATCAATTCTGCCACATTTGCAATTCAATCCTATTCCACAAGTATGCAAGGGGCTGTTGACCTCAATGAGACCGTGAAGGATGTGCTCGATCACTTCTGGGAGAGTTCTGCCGTTTTCAGTTGCCGTCTCAATTCTGACTATAATTTCACAGATACAGAAACCCACAGATACCGTTATCAGGCGGTATATGATGTTACTTTTTAAGGAGGTAGAGGAATGTCTACTACGAATAATGCAAACAATGTTACCGCAGGAAAACCCAGGATTGCTGGTTCCATTTACCGTGCGGCTACATCGGCGAGCCTCCCCACGACCGCTGATGCTTCCCTTGGTGGTGCGTTCAAATCCCTTGGGTATATCTCTGAGGACGGTGTCAAGAATAACAACTCCCCTGAAACCGAAGATATCAAGGCATGGGGTGGTGATATCGTGCTCAATACTCTGACCGGAAAAGAGGACAAGTTCACCTTCAAGCTGTTGGAGGCTATGAATACCGATGTCCTGAGTGCAGTTTACAACTCCGGCAACGTGACGGGCGACCTGTCTACGGGCATCACCGTCAAGGCAAAGGCTGAGCAGAGTGAAGCCGCTGCATACGTCATCGACATGGTTCTGAAGAATGGCGTGCTGAAGCGTATCGTGATCCCGAATGCCACCGTTTCTGAGGTATCCGAGATCGTCTATGCAGATAATGACGCAGTTGGTTATGAGGTTACGCTTGCAGCCGTTCCCGATTCCAGCGGATACACCCACTATGAGTATATGAAGCAAACCAGCCCCACACCTGCATCATAATACTCACCCAACACACAACAAAGGAGAGATACAGACATGTTAAAAGGCAAAACTGAAGCAGGCTTCAAGTATGAAGTCAATGAGAACATCGGGAAAGACTTCCGCATTGTGATTGCTTTGCGGAAGCTCAATTCCGATGATATGGTCACAAAGGTTGAAGGCACTTATGACTATGCAGAAGCCATCCTTGGTAAGAAGGGCATTGACAGCATCGTTGCCTTCACCATTGACAAGATGGGCTATGCGGACGCAAATTTTATCACAGAACAGCTTCACGAGATCGTCCGCAAGGCCAACGAGAAAAGTGCAGAAGTAAAAAAATCGTAACCCTCGCACAGATGATAATCACGGATGAGGATGCGTTCATCTGTGATATGGCAGAGACGTATGGCATCTTTGATTTCTGGTCGATGCCTGCTGGGCTTATAGCCACTCTTGCATGTGGTCTGAGGGATGATTCACGCATCATGACAAAGATGAATGAAATGAAGATGCCGCTTGAAGAATACCTTCTTGCGGCTATTTTTGACGCTGTGAATTGGCTTTGCTGGATCAACACGAAGGATGCACAGAGGGGTGGTTCGCCACCTGACAGGATCCTCAGTACACTTCTTGAAAAGCCGAAAGAGAATGAACCGTCCAGCTTCATGGTATTCAACTCGTCAGAAGAGTTTGAACAGGCAAGAAGCCGGATGTTAGGAGAAAACAATGGCTGATATAGCAAAAGCTTATGTCCAGATTATACCATCCGCAGAAGGCATCAAGGGTTCATTGACTGAGATGTTCGGCGGTGAAGCATCCACGGCTGGGGTATCAGCTGGTGCGTCATTTGCTGGTGGCATGAGCAAGGCCATCGGTGCCGCTAAGATCGGCGCAACGGCTGTCGCTGCCACAGGTGCGATTGTTACCGCCGCCACAGGTGCGCTTGTACGTGGTGCAAGTGGTGTGGCTGAATATGGCGATAACATTGATAAGATGTCGCAAAAGATGGGTATTTCCGCACAGGCTTACCAGGAATGGGATGCCATCATGCAGCACAGCGGAACATCTATTGACGCATTGAAGCCGTCCTTTAAGACGCTTGCCATGCAGGCACAGAAGGGCGCAGAAGAGTTCCAAAGGCTAGGAATTTCTGAAGAAGAGGTTGCCACGCTGTCACAGGAAGATCTGTTTGCAAAGGTAATCACGGGCCTTCAGGGAATGGAAGAAGGCACCGAGAGAACCGCTATCACATCAAGGCTGTTAGGACGAGGCGCAACCGAGTTGGGAGCCCTCCTGAACACGTCTGCGGAAGATACTGAAGCCATGCGGCAGAAGCTACACGAGCTTGGTGGCGTAATGTCGGATGAAGCTGTCAAATCATCTGCGAAATTCCAGGATACACTTCAGGATATGAGCACGGGCTTCGATTCCTTGAAGCGCAACATGCTGTCCGAGTTCCTGCCTTCCGTCACCACCGTGATGGATGGTATGACGGATATATTCACGGGAGATAAAGCGGCAGGTCTTGAAAAGATGTCAGAAGGTATCACGGATTTCGTGGGCAATCTGACAAGCGTTTTGCCTGATTTCCTTGACGTGGCAGCCAATATCGTCATGGCTCTTGGTGAAGGCATCATTCAGAACCTTCCGGCGTTGACGGATGCGGTCATCAATGTGATAGGTCAGC